ATAATCGCCATAATATATTTCCTCCGGAATAATTTGTCTAAATAAAGCCTGACTGAGATTACATCAGGCTGTGTTTCTTGTCAATCTTTCTCTTACAAATTCTCTACCAGATCAAGCAACTCTTTGTCTGCTTCAATCTTCTCGGCTTTTTTCCGCTCATTGTACTCGATGTCATACTTGATCTGAGCTATGCTGTTCACATACCCACCGTCAACACCAAATTTATCCTGTACATACGTCTTGCTGTCTTTGATAACATCCTTTGCTGAATCAATTTGAAGCATTGCATCCACAATCGTATCAACTTGGGCCATGATATTCTTGCGTGATTCGTTATCGCTCGGTAGTTCTTTTAGAAATTTGCTCATTCAGTTTCCTCCTGCTTATTGTTACGTTTGCGGCGGGTGTTGCGCTTGGGTTTTTCTTGTTCAGCCTCTTCCTGCACAGGAGGTGTCTCAACCACAACCTTTTGCTGCTTAGAACGCCGCTCAATTTCCTTTCGGGCAGACAGCCCACGAGGACTACTTTCTTCAGCCATTACAGCCAGTTGTTTGTCAGTGAATGTAGTCATGTTCATTTTGCATCTCCTCTTGGTTAGTGTTGGTGTAGATTACATGGGTCAGATTGTTGTGTCAACATCATTCATGAAAGTATTTACGCCATATTTCATTTGTTGGTTGCATCTGGATCTCCCGTCAGATGGTTTGGTTAATATAGCAAGCCAGATGAATCGTGTCAAGCGGCTTGCGTGGTGTTTAGACAAGTTTTTCTCTTGTATCTCTGGATCACATCATACTCCCTGCTGTCTATATATGGTTCCAGCTCCTCCGGTATCTCGTTCGCGTCCAGCCTTATCCATAAATAATTCATATAAGATTTCTTGTTTCCATTACAAGCAGCATAAATGTTCTGCCACTTCCACTCATGGTTATAATGTAAAGCCTGCTGGACACTTCTCCACACATTGATGATCTGCCCATCTCTTGTCAACTGCAAGAATATGCTACGCCTTGTGTCAGATACTTTATGCCTCATCTGCTCTTTCAAAGCATCATCTTCCCAGAGTTTGCTTGAAGCCTTGCTTATAGCATCTCTACGAGCTTGACTGATTTCCCTAGCACATAACTTCCTTCTTGTTTCCTCGTGAACTATCATCCCTGTTGAGGAGTCCATCCTGAGGTTATATCCATATTTCCTGTCAGTCGAGTGCAACTTCTCCATCCAGTGAAGCTCCCTCTCAGAGATCAGTCTTTCATCAACACTTTCAAATGTCTCTAGGAAGATGAGTGCAAAGGACTCCTCACCATATTTCTTAAAGGCGTTGTAAAGGTGTGGATTGCAATCTTTATGTCTTTCTTCCTTCCTCAGATGACATAGGTGATTTATCCACCGCTTCTCTGCGTTTATAGATTTCCCAACGTAAATCTTCCAGTTGTGTGTATTCACAATTCCATAGATAGCTATCGTCATCAGTGGATCTCCAGCCAGTTGTATCCGCATTGGGCAGTACCTGTAACTAGGACATCTAGGCCAAGACGTTTGGACGCTTCGCCATACATATCTGTCATAAGTTTCATACCGATTTCCTTTTCTTCCAAAGGAAACTCCGCAGTTAATTCGTCGTGAATTGACAGTATCTGATGACCTTTCAGCTTCATCCGGTTCATCTCAAAGTTCAGCCAGCAAACTGCCTCCTGTTGTACTTGTGCCTCTGACCCCATAAGGAGGTAGTTCAGAAGTTTGTGTTCAGACATACAGTACACCCAAGTGCCACCTGCGACCTCTATAAAACCACCTCTTCCATAAGAGTTCTCCTTGAACTGCTTGCGCAAGCGTTCTTGGAGCCTGCCCATTGCTGGGAGCTTTTCAGTGAAGCTTTCTTTTATACGCTTTCCATCGGATGCTGTCTTGAATTTAAGTGTCGTAGCAAGCTTCTGATCTCCGGCACCGAACAAATATGCGTACACGCCATTTTTGCAATACTTCCTTGTGTCGGACAGGAACTTTATAAGATCCTTGTCCTGAGTCTGTCTTGCTTCCTCAACCATGCCCGGATCAATTACGCCAAAAGCAATGCCGTTCATAGTGTGTGGGTCTGTCCCTACGTACCTGTGATCGTCATCAAACTCTGTTCCAGTCAACACTGCATTTGTGTATTCAGGGTCTCCCATGAAATTTGCAAGCAATCGTAGTTGCGCTGAGTCCATGTCAACAGACACAAGTATCTTGCCCTTGTCTGCTACCCAAGACTTTCGCATCTGCGCTCCATACAGTGCTGCTGATGAAGGGCAATTTACGATATTTTTTTGGGCACCCCTGCCCGTTGAAGTTGACCACGCCATACATCCAGAACTGATCCTTCCATCAATACGTAATTGGTTAATCCAGCCCTTGCTATCGTCCTTTTCGTTCTCAAATGTCCTGCGTCTGTGCGTGTACGTGTTATACTCCGCAATCATCCTACCAAGCTCACCATCAATACTATCAAAACTATCCTCAGTCAGCTTTGGTGACTTCGGTATTAGATTACCCCGCTCGTCCCTTTCAAACTTACCCTCAGAATCTTTCTGATAGTTCCATTGTGTAGGCTTCCACCCGACACTCAACAGGTAGTCTTTGATGACAGCGTGTTGCGACATCGTTGCATCTTCATAGTAGACTTTTGTGTAAGGCCCTTCGACAAGTGTCCCGCTTGATAGTGGGTCTTGGTCTATATCAAAATGCGAAGCTGTGTGCTTGTCATATTTACCATTTTTTAAGAAGATCCTCGTTGTTGGTAAGTATGCAGGCTTGGCGACTTTCCCATTCTCGTCATATCTTGTTGAAGGAACCCTCTTAAACACGTCTGGCATCTTAGCTTGTACGTCTTCCCAAGTACATTTTTGGGATTTCACTTTTAGTTGCTTCGGTAGTAATGGTTCGATCTTAGATCGCAAGTCTTCCAGCAACCCGTCAAGCTCCCTTACACAAGCCATCATGTGCTCGACATCTCCCTTTGTCCCGTACAACTCCTGCTTGGTGTACCAGTAAGACGTTGCTTGTGTCCTACGAATCTGATTTTTAAAATCCAAGCCTATCTTGGCTGCTTCGTTGTCAAGAAACTTCAACGTCCTGCTGTTGATCTCTATGTCAACAAGAACACGATTGAGTTTATCTTCGTCCCAATACGTCCAATCCTCGATAGGAGGCTTCGGATATTTGAACAGAAGTCCGTAATACTCCAGTCCGTGATTTCCTTTAGTCCCTTTCAGTTTAGGACGGTCATACACTTGGCACTTGCTCTGTATAAAAGTGTCCCAGCACTTGCTGAACGGGACAGTATTTCTATTCCACAGTTCAGGAAAGAACTTCTCAAGCACATGGTAGTCGTAACCCATGATGTTATGTGCAACGATTTTATCGTAGCTCTTTAAAAATCGTACACCGTCAGCAAGTGTTCCACTGACAGGGAACTCCTTGCATTTTTCGTGGGTGAATACGTACCTCTCACCTGTTTGCTGGTCTTGTGCTGCAATGACCCAAATTTTTGTTATCTTATCAAGAAGTCCGTTGGCCTCAATATCGAATACAACTGTTTTCATATGTTCTCCGTCATCAATATATCATTTGAATGCGTAGAGACAGTGTTTACAAGTCTTAATACATCTCTTGCAATACCGCATCTTCCTTGGTATTCATCAGAAAATCATCTTCTTCAAAATCCAACTTGGGATTATCCCCGATTGCTGTTTTAATGTCAAGTTCCTCCAGTGTCTCATAAGGGTCTACTGTTGAGTATAGATGAGTTGTATCCACATCATATCGCAACCAACCTGCATTACCAGTAGTGCCTGTTCTGCGACACTTCACCAACTGAATCTTAGTAGAATTCCTAACCGATGCAGAATCGTGCATTTTATCTCGACTCAACAGAATCGTATTGAAAGCAATCTGGTTAATGCTACTGCTGCCCATCAAATGATACTCTGATACATTGTGTGCGTTATCACCTTCTGGTTTACGCATGTGACTCACAAGGATTACACAAGTTTCAGTCTGTTTTGCAAACTTGAGAATCGTGTCCATAAACTCAATAATAGCCCCATTGTCAGAACTATTCACAGCACACTGTAACGGATCAAGAATAATTACATCGCAATTCTCGACCTTAGCTAAGTAGTTGAGTTTGTCAAAGATTTTCTCATTAGTAAGACTGCCCAAATGTTCGACATACACAAACTTGTCTCGCTTAACCATTGAATCAAAGAATCGTTTCTTCAATCCGGTCATGTCAATAGTTGAACGATCCACTTTGCGTAGATTAATACTAGCGTCCAAAGAAAGTAAGTCGCGCACAACCTCTCGCTTTGTAGTCTCTAGGTACATTGCACCAACCTTAAATGGTGTGTTCTCCATGATGTTATACGCAATGTTATTAATCATTGTACTCTTGCCGATGCTCGTCAAAGCACCGATCACAGTAACCTCCCCTCGCTCCATGCCACCACCCATCATATCATTGAGCGTTGACCAGCTATCAGGGAATGGAATCTTTACGTTACTATCTTCGTTTTCAAAGTCATCCCACATCTGACTAAGATGTAGTACATCCACTGGTGAATACTGTTCTGCACCCCAGAATGCTTTGACAATCTCATTAAATTCACCTCGACTAGAGTGTTCACAAGCATCTTTTCGTGAATATTGAGCAATCTTAGCTTGGCCTGCAAATAGAATCTTGGCAACCTTTTCAGCACCCTCTTTACCTGCCTTATCATTATCGTACATGATAATTACATTTTCAAAACTGGTGATGAAATCGTAGTTATTCTTAATCTGTTTTAGTGCGGATTCACCAACTGTCGTACTTACTACAGGTGTGATGAACTTCTTCAACACCATTCGACCGTCTTTCTTTTCCACATTCATTGCTGTGAAGATTGCTTGAGCATCTTCCTCGCCAGATGCTAGGACAATATACTTACCACCTTTGGTGAATTTACTTTGCCCAAATAGCTCACAATCACTCTTGACCATACCAATCGGGTAAAATGGCGGCTTGTCTACCTTCTCCCCATTATTTTTTGCCTGCTTAACCCCATCGTCTCTGGTGTGCCAACCAACCAATTCACCGTCCTTTGTTGAAGGATAATAACGATGTGATACATTGCCATCTTCATCAAACCTAGTGCGTACATCATAGAATTCGGACACCACTGCCGGAATCCTACGTTCCTTCCATCCTCGAATTTCAAGATTTAAAATATCATCCACTTTACGCCGTACCTCCTGAGTCATAATAAAAGGTTTACCTGATGACTTTGTAGCAAATTCAACCAACACATCACCTTCTTGATCAATCACACCCAGATCAATCAATTCCTGCATTCCAATGAATCCACATTCACTCCAACAATGACCGTCAACAACCTTCTTACCATTAATCTCTTTCTCATATAAAGATAAAGAGTCACTAGAACCATGTTTAGCACATGCCACATGTCCTAGCAGCGCACCCTCAACCATCTCTTTCTCCCCCATAATCCCCTCCAAAACAATCTGGGGCCATCTCTGGCCCCTAAATCTTAGCCCAAATAATACTCAACCGGATCATTCAGGACAATCATACATGCCTTGCCCTTCTTGTCCAACCATTTCCACGTAATACTCTGTTCCCGACCATCCCACTTAGGTGTTCGATCCAGAGCTGCTGTCACATTGTCCTCATACCACTTGTCGAATTGTTGTTTTGTAACACGTTTCATGCACCATCCTCAACCAGCTCCAATTCTTCCGTCTCATAATACCAGCCAGATTGAAGACAGTGACTCTCCTCGTCAATATCGGTGATGTAATCTTCATGTCCAATCTCATCCTTGCCACCACATGCGTTCGAGATGACACGAACATGATCACCCACCTTGAATTTATGCTTGTTGTTACAGGTACAACTCACACACCGATTGTTCAGACCAGACCCTAGCTGGTATTCGTGACCAGACGTATCCTCAGAACACTCTACAGAACCCTCAACATCAAATTCGTCACAACCGTCTAGTTCAGACTCAATGAATGCCTCAGCCTGTTCATCTGCCTCCATTTCTGAAATCTGAGCATCAATAAGATCACGTTGTTGTTTCAGAAGGTGCTTGTAACTGAGATCCACTGCCTTATAAACTTTAACATTATCATTCGTATAAACATCTAGACGAGATGCCAGTGAAACGGCTTCCTCCGCTGACATACCTGCAAACATCGCACCCATTGCAAAGTCACTGCCGCTCCCGATACTCCAAGGGTTCTCACACTCAATCCAAAGAATGTTTGTGGATGCCTCTGTAAGAATACCTTCGAGCAATGTACCATCCTCGCGGAGCATAACAACTTGGAATTGATCTGATGCAAACTTAATAGCTTCAGGTTCTTCTCCAGCAAACAGTGTTTCTACGAAATCAAACATTTCCAGAATATGTGAAAGCGTCCCTGCTGCTGCAATATAGACACTACCATAATCAGGGCTGTCTATCCGTTGTACTTTGTGGAAGTCGTTGTTACAGATCCGATTACCTGCACTCACCTGAGAATCTGCTGCAAGAATCCCGTCTTTATAAGCGATTGTTGTCATACTTTCCTCCTTATTCACCAATATCACTAATCACAATGTCACATCCCACCACCTTACCAACCTTCTTGACTAGCTTCGGATGATAACTATACCGATAACTCTTGCTGATACTCACCTTATTCAGATCAATGTTGTCCTTTTCTGTCTGATCCAGACTATTCCACCAATCAATCGACTCGCAGATGTCAACGAACAACTTGGCTGCTTGTGGTGATGGAAACTTAATTGGATCGCTATACTTGACACACTCTTGGTTGATATACCCTTCTTCTACTGCTGAGATTTCGTATGACATATCAGTATTTCTCCTTCATAAATGAATGTTCGCCTATCATAGCAACAACATTCATTCGCTGCAACCATTTCGGCCTACGTTCCAACTTGCTTTCATTCACATACCACTTAGCCCCGTTGGTGTAATCAGCAATATACCCGTTCTGGACATCCAATGCAACCCTTGTTGCCCACCACAATGCATCAGCATCTGGGACGGACATGTTGCTAAGATGTGTCTTCGGTTGACCATTGTTTCGATAGCTGTATTGGTACGGCTGGGACAACACATCACAATATGTATCAGGGAAACGATCACTCTCTACACGATTCTTAGCCACAAGAGCTACAGCATATTGTCCTGACAGGGGTTCTCCTCGTGCTTCGTGATACACCATCTCAGCCAAGCACAACACCTGTTCAAGAGGCTGTCTAGGACTCTCTGGATAGGATGCTAGTGCCTGAGCAATGATCACAGATGCGATTGTGTTTGTTAGCATACCTAATCCTCAAGTTCGTACTTCACTTCCGTAATTATCTTGATCACATTAGCAATCTTACCTGCTAACTCCATCTCATCTTGTTCCACTAATGACTCAAATACACCCAAGGTGTCTCCTAATACATCATCAAGGTCTGTCCAAATCATCCGGTTTGGATGATCTAGGCAAGCCGCTTCCCGG